GCTAGTTCGCTACCGCCGATTATGGCAATGGTTGGGCGCCCGCTGGTTACGGCCACGTTTTTGCCTAACACTTTGGCGGCCATGTTCATAAGGCTGCGTTGCGCGTCGAGGTTGCCGGGGCCAAGGGTAATTAGTCGAACGGGGAAAGTGATTTTTACGATGTTGTAGTTAAACGCTTCAAACGATGGGGCGTCAATAAATGCACACGGTGGCACAATGTTGCGCGGGTCGTTGACTACCTGCAAGCCTGTAACGGTCTGTAAGGTCGCTGTAAGGTCGTCTAAGGCCTCGTTAAAAAGGTCTGTGTATGCAACAGGCATTAAAACACCGCAGGCCTGTCAATGCCCAACAATTGTTTAATCATCGGGCTAAGGCCCATTGACCCGCCAGCTGCTAAACCGTCAAACCCTGCAAAGTCCGTTACGGCACCGCGTTGACGGTACAAAAACCCGGCATAAGCAATAGCACCTAAAAGTACCGACGCGTTAGGCACCGTCGTAAGGCTGTCCTTGTACCCGGCTTCCTGTCGTCGTCTAAAACTAAATTCGTTCGAAGCCAAGCGACATTGCGTAATAAACGTTTGATCGGCAACGGTGGCGGTTCCTATTCCTAACCAATCCTCAACTTGGCTATCGGCGGTTATCCATGTGCAAGTAGGCGTCGTAGTAAGGGTGCCAGTAGCCGGGCTAATGATGACGTCGGCAGCGGTTTTCGCAAACAACACTTGATGTTGAATTGGTTGCTCGGGGTCATAAATAAAAAACCCGTATTCGTCCACACCCATAAACCGAAACGGCGGCAAAGTGTGGACGGTGTACGTGCCGTTAAAGGTTGCGTCGACACCCGCAAGGGTAAACGACTGGCCAACCTCTAGCGGGTCTGCGTTGGTAAGTAGTACGACAACCGCGTAGTTGTCAACTATGTACTTTTGTGTGACCGAATAAGCGGCCATAATGGCCTACCTTTCGGGTGTTAAGCGTTTACCAGTTTTACAAACTTGGTTGCGTCTGCCATGAACGCGGCTGCGTAGCCACGGAAAGCAATCGTTCGGCCAAGTGTGCTAGGTACGTCAATTGAAATTGCACCCTTTTGCTGTTCGTAAAATTCGAAGCCAGCTGCTGGGCCTGCTGCATGTCCAATGACACCGCTAATGGTTCCGGTTGTGGTTCCGCCTGCCATGTTCTTGTCAACAACAAGTACGAGGCCCAATGGGTTGCCGTTCCATGATGTTGCAGACGAATTGCCGAACGCGTTTTGACCAATCAAGTTTGGTGCGCCAGTAAACGGGAATACTGGTTGACCGGTTGACGAGGTCAACATACCAAGTTTTGCCCATGTGACCGGGCTAACAAAGTAATGCGTTGGCAAATAGTTGCTGCTGTTGCTGATTTGGTATGCAGCACCATAGATAGCGGCTAACCAATCCTCGGGTTCGGTAATGTCGTTGATTGTTTCGGTTTGTGTTACACCGCTAACCATTGTGTCAACCGCGTAATTGTCGGTTGCTTGTCCGTAGGCGATTGCCAACTGGTTTACAACAATGTTCAATGAATTCGGGTCAGTCCAGTCAAGGTCTTGTTCTGACAACGTGACGTATGTACCGAAAGTAAGTTTGCTGATGTCGTTGTTGGTAACGGTGACGGTTGATGGGTCAAGCGCTGTCAACTGGCCTGTTGGCTGTTGCGTAACAACTGGTCGCGTACCGATTTTTGGACGACGGAAAGTTGCGCCACTCGCTGGCATTGCCCTTGTACCAATTGCCGACACAAACGGCCTGATTGGGTTAAGCGAATCGTAGACACTCCCGGTGATGATTTCTGGCAAAATTCCTGGCGTACTTTCGGTATTAATGTCCGGTGCTACGCCTGGTGCTGCTTGAACAATTGCGCTGTTGATGTTTGCGTTAAGTTGTGCAAAATCTGAACCACCGCGCACGAAAGACGCGATGTATTCCGATGGTGATGGCAAACGCAACGAGCGGGCCTGTGCATAAATTGGTTGCACGGCTGACGCCTCAATAACGGCTGGGGTTTCTACTGGGTTAGACATGTCGTTTACTTCCTTTTCTTGGTCCTGTTCATTATTTAACTCTACTTCGGGTTCGTTTTGGTGGATACTGGCAGCGACGCGCTCGACCTTGGCGGCCTCAAATGCGCCATAGGGCAAAAGTGACAATTCTTGCCAATTTGCTTTGCTAACGATCATTGTGCCGGCTTCGTCAAAACTAAATTCGACTGGTTCCACGCCTACCGAAAGGCTGTCCAAAACGCCGTCTTTTGCCAGCTGCAAACTTTCGTTGCCTAAAACTGTTTCGCTAATTTTGGCTTCAAACATTACATAATTGCCTACTTCGGTGCGTTCGGTGACGACGCCGATCGGCTGGGTACTGTCATGGTAAAGGTACATTTTAGGTTTTTTGCCTTCGAGCGGTAATGACCCGGGCAAAAACCTGACCGTTTGGCCGTCTGAAACTACGGCGTCAACGTTGTATTCGATAGCGACGCCCGCGAGGGTTCTACGTGGCAGCGCGTCACCTTGCGCGGCGTCTAAATTTAAATCTTGTGGGGTTAACCTAAGCATTTGCTTGCCTCATTTCCTCGGGCGTTTCTTGTACTTCAACATTTGTGTTGTATTCGTTGGCTAGATAACTTTCAATGTCAAACATAACACCGGTGCCACGTGGCAGGACGTTATCCGCGCTAAGTGTTTCTTGTATGCAATCTATGTACGGTTTTACACCAAACGTGTAAAGGTCGCGCGACGCTTCGCTACTTGAAACATAACTGTAATTTCCAATGCTCACGGAAACGAGGTACGCGGGCACGTTGGCGAGCCTTGCGATCTCTTTCGACTGGTATTCGGCAGCGTCAATAAGCAACATTTTGTCGGGCGTTGCGGTGTTTGGTATGACCTCAACAAATTCGTTTACCGCGCACGTCGCTGAATTTAAACGCGCATGATCGTAGGCCGCTGCCATGTCGCTTAACTCTTGGGCGCTCATGGGTTCGCCACCAACTTGCCGCAACGTCGTGGCCGGCATGGTTGACAGGCTGTTTCTGTTGCGGGCTTGCTCGAGTTTTAGCGCGGTGTTGATTGACGTGTAACCGGTATAAATGAGGCCTTGCACCGGTGACATAAATTGAATTACGTCTTTGTAGTCAATTGGTAAACCGTTAAACAAAATTTGTTTTGATGGACCGAAACGCACCGCAGATTGTTGGTCTTGCAAAGTAATCATTGCGGCAGGCAGGCGCGTAAAGTTCATGGGGTAGCCGTCGCTCGAGCGTTCCGTGCAATACCAGTAGGCCGAACCGTAAAACAAAAGATCGTCAAAAGTCCACGAAAGTATAAAGTTATTTGTTACGCCTTTGTCAATGCGACGCAACCAACTACGCGGCGCTTCGGGTACGCGTTCCATTTCATCGCCGTTCCACATTTCTTTATACATGACTAACGGCAAGCAACCGATAACGCTGGCCATAAGGTCACGCGCACGGGAAAGCGTCGGTACTTGCATGAAACGGGCGCGTTGATCGCCCTCGACATAAGCATAAAAGTTGTTAATTTGTGTAGCGCCAGCGTTGCCACCTGCGGCAGCTTTAACCGTTTTTGCTGGTTCAACTTTTGTAGTGAAAATGCCCATGTTTTTAGTTTGTCACAATCTGCGGGTTTTTGGTGGCACTAGCCAGCGCCGACAATCCCCGACGGAAAGCGAGCCAACTAGTGCCGTTTCAACTTTACTGTAAACCGCTAACAATTACGGGTTTGCCAATTAGTTGTGGACGTGACGCGAGCGCGGCAGCCCAAATCATGCAACGGCAGGCTTCGATCGGCCCGGGTGATCGGGTGCTAGATACCGCGACGCTGCCTTGGTGTTTGATTAAAACGGCGCGGTTTACATGGCTGTTTAACAAGTTTTCGTTGTTGTGTGTTATGCGATTTTCTAAAATCATGGCCCTAACCGCGCTAGTCCATTTTAACAATTCTTTGTAGCCAACGATCGTGCGACGGCGTTCGTGTTGTGGCGGGCAATGGTTTTCTAATGCCGGCACTATGGCAAGCCGTAGGTTTGGGTTTAACGTTATTTCGGTTTCTACTTTGGCCCATAGTTCGGCGACGGTTCGCGCAACAAACGCTATTTTGACATGCGTTTTGTTGCCTACTTGTACGGCGCGCACCGCGGTATAGGTGCTTTCGTCTACGGCTATTTCAATGGCTAGCACCCCGCCCGGTGGCGCTGGTTGATCGGTTGCTAAGGCCTCAAATACGCCCGGCTCTAACCATGCTGTTGTACTGGCCTGCCAAAGATTTACCGACGCCCTCAAAAACGCTGCACGGTTTGGTGTTTCGGCTTCCGCTTCAATGGTTTTAAGGTCAAGGGTATGCCCTAACGCTGGGTTGGCATAGGCCCACGCTTCCGGGGTCATTGGGTCAAGCGATGGGGGCGGACTGTACTCGGCAAAGTAAAGGCTTGTTTGTTCGTTGCTGTCAATTGCGCGCAAACCCTGATCGCGCCAACGCAACATGGCAATCGATTCCTGGGTGCCAGCGGTTGACGTCATCAAAAACGACGGGTTTTTTTTAGCGCGCTGCGATGGTAAAAGCCCTTCGTCAATTGCGGCTTGGCTAATGTCAAACGCTTCGTCGGCGATGATTAAATCACAACTGTACCCGTGACCAGCTGCGGGGGTTGCCGCTCGAACATGCCACGTAGACCCGTCGGGCATAATCAGTTTTTGCCGGCCATAAGACCAAGAAACCTCAGCGCCAAAACGGTCTTTTAAGATCGGGGCCAAGTACGTGTAAAAAGCGGTGGCAAGGTCAAGTTTGTGCGCGGTAGTAATTACCGTAACCGGCTTGCCTCTTTCCTTACCCTGCGTGGAAAGAAACCAACCAAGGTAAGCAGCGTTCATAGTTGTCTTACCGCATTGGCGCGCAACCGAAACCAAGTTAACCCGGTGCAACCAATCCCCGTTTTCCTCTTTTGCCGTAATCCCATGCAAAACATGTAGTTGCCATGGCATTAGATCAACGCCTAACACCTCTTTAGCAAAGTACCCAATTTCGGTAGCAGCCGATCGGTGACCACTATGCGTGGTCGTTTCCAATCTTGGCTGGTTGTGGCCAGTTAGACCAAGCCCGTCGTTATTGGGGAATATACGAAATATGTCT